ATTCATGGGTTTATGCTGAGTAGAGATACCAAGGGTTTAAACCGTCCTTGTGCCTCCAGATGAATCGGTCAAGCTCATGCGAACATGGCGGTTTGAAAATGCAGATATTCCCGTCGACTTTCTCGCACCAACCGATCAGCTCGCCGGCTGGCTTGGTCATGTGCTGCTCACTGGCGAAGATGCGGCAGCCCCGCATCGGCTTGAAGAACTGGTACCTCACGCGTGCATCCGCACGGTGATGTAGCCGTTGCTGGCAACAACGTGGTCCCATCGGTTGAACCAGATGAGGTCGCCGAACTTCTTCATGGCGGCCTGGCGTACCTTGATCAGCACGTCATCCGGTGTCTCGTTGCCTTCCGGCAGGGCAATCCAGTCCAGGCGCTTGCCGTTGCTCAGGTGCGCATCGACATTGAATTGAGCCATTTCAGTCTCCTTACCAGGGTTTCCCAGCGTTGATGTATGCGTTTCCTGCGAGTTGCGTGAGCGCAACTAGCTCCATCGAATCGATCTCACCGCCGTAGTACAGGCCGCGCAGCATTCCAACCGTTTCGTGGTACTCAATGCGCGCCTCGCGATCGTCTTCCGCCTTGCGGAGGACCCGAAGTGCCTGGCGTACAGCACGTGAGGATTTTTCATTCATTTTCTGCTCCTCCAGGGCGTGTTGACTTCCTCGATGCGCCTGTCTCCAAGCGCATCTGAGAAATCGTGTTGGTTCTTTCTCACAGGCCACGGAATCTCCCCGCCTGCACTCATGTTTATTCCAGGTCTACCTTTCGGCGCTGGTCCGGATCTAAGCTGCTCCGGTCGGGTCGAGGCACGATGCGTTGACGCTGCGTCGTTTTTACCCGTGGTCACCTTTGTCCCGGTGACTCGCTAAGGGCGGCCCTTTCCAGGGCCTGGCGCTGCGGTGTTCTGCGGCGTTGAGGTGAGTATGAGATTGCTCATATTCGTTGTCAATGAGTTTCCCCATATTTTTTTTTGAGGACATGAAAAAGCCCGCACTAGGCGGGCTTATGGCTCCTTTGGAAGGTTCTAGCTGCGGCGTCTTAGGGTGAATCTCCTAGCGGCCATGCCAAACAGGCAGAAAATGGCGCCTGCCGCTGCTTTTGCCAGAAGGATAGTAGTAGGGTGCTGCTCCCAGGCAGGGATACTGCCTGAAAAGACAAGCGTGATAGCGACATATACACACGCAGAAATCAGCACCGAGACTCTGTTACCTACGAAGAATCCGATAGCCGCGCAAAGAACGAACGCTAAGGGGTCAAGAAGGGAAGCTGCTAGGTAAGCGATGAACACAACCAAAGTGACCTCCTACCCAATGCCACCACCGCGCCATATGACGCGACCTATGATTGGAAGTTCATGAACTGAGCTTTCACTAGCCATCTCATCCGGATAAGCGGACTTATCTGGATTGTCGCTACGGATTAGCCACGCTCCTGTTAACTGCTGGTTAAGGCGCTTGATGCTAACGCCGCCATCCGGCCTCCGGATAACATAGACCTGCTTGTCCTGTGGGTCTGTCTTAGAGGTGTCAAAGAGGACCACATCTCCCTCGAATATGTAAGGCTCCATGCTGTCGCCATCGGCATAGATGACAAAGAGGTTTTCCGGCTTGGAGTTGACGCGCTTCAGCCAGTCCCGCTTGAAGACAAGGCCCTCGGTGGTCTCAACATGATCATTGAAATACCCGTCTCCGCACTCGCCGCGGGCAGTGTACTGAGGTATCAAGGCGTAGTCCTTTTCGCTCGGAGCTCCTGGAAGAGCCTCCTTATTGCTGTTCATTTCGCCGTGCCCAGCAGCAAGCCATAAAGCACTCACCCCACAGGCGGACGCCAATTGAGCAATATAGGACGTTCCTTGAGATTTTCCCTGCTCAAGGTTGGAAATTGAGGTCTGATCCAGGCCGACTCTCTGAGCTAGTTGAGCCTGGGTTAGTTTGGCGTGCTTGCGCGCGGCCTTGATGCGATCTTTGAGTTCCATCCGAAAATTATCATGGGCACTCCCATGTCCTTGCAAATGAGTATTCCCCTGCGTTACCGTATGAGTATTCCCATAAGGAGGGATGCTATGACCACCATCTACAAAGAGCTCGTCGCCCATTTCGGGACTCAAGACGAGACCGCCGCGAAGCTCGGCGTTGACCAAAGCACTGTGTCTGGATGGGTCCGGGGAAAGCACGGGATGTCTCCTGTTGTTGCGAAGCGGGCTCAGGTTCTGACCGACGGGAAATTCAAGAAAGAGGACCTGTGTCCGGCTTTCCCGTGGGAAGTGCTGTCGGCGGTTGCCTGACATGACAGCCAGCCAATTAAACCCCGAGCAGGAAGCAAGGGCCCGCAAGAACTACAGCCTCATCGTGCAACGACTTGCATCGGTTGGAAATGCGCCGGTTGCGCATGCAGTCGGTTGCGACGAGTCGACGATCAGCCGGATGAAGCCGGAGAAGTTCTTGGAGTTCGCCCGGATCTTGGCTGTGCTGGACCTGAAGGTCGTAGGCAACGAGATGAAGTGCTTCAACGAGAAGGAGATCGCCGCGATCTTGCACCTGGCGAAGTCGAAGCTCTCTGAGGTCGAGAGCGTCGAGCAGTTGGAGTGGGACTGATGGCTAGACGTCCCAAGCACATCAACGCGCTACTGGACCGGGCCCTGGCCGGAATGGGCGGGGAGTCTGGAGAGCCGGCCGCTTCTCGAGAGGAGTACCAACAGCTAGCCGCTGCTGCGGCTGAAATGGTTGGTTCGAGCTTTACCAAAGACCGGAAACGAAAAACCGCAGGACTGTGTTTGCAGTACCTGCGGCTTTCATTGCGTGCGCCGGCTGCAACCGGTGAACGCAGGGAACATCACGAACGGACGGACAGAGTATGAGCAATATCGTTTCATTACGCAACACCGGGGGGTTTACCCGGATGGACAACGAGCTGTATGAAGCCCTGATAGGAGCTGAATTGTCGGGGCGCGAGCTTCGTGTCGCCCTGGCCATCCATCGCCTCACCGTTGGGTACAACGTCGAGGAGGCGCGCATCGCTGCCTCGGTTATCGCTGACATGTCCGGCATCCACCGAGAGGATGTTTCCCGGGCCATCTGCGAGCTAATCCGTCAGCGAGTGATTTACCGTACCGGAGGCAGTCGGAGCCCGATGGGTTTCGCTCCGGTTTCTGAGTGGAAAATCGACGGCAAGAACACCCATCAGAACAAGCAGAAATCAGTGCCACAGTGTGGCGTTTCTACCACATCCAATGTGGCGTTCTTACCACGCAATAAAGACAGTAAAGACAATTCAGTTCCTTCGGAACTTGTCGACGCTGGGCGTCAACCTGAGCAGGGCGAGCTGATCTCTGAACCTGTTCGCCAAGCTCCCCGTGTCGAGGCATGTCCGCACCAAGCCATTGTCGACCTGTACCACGAAATCCTATCCGAACTCCCATCTGTCGCCCTGATCAACAAGGGACGGCGTCAGCATCTCCAAGGCCGGTGGCGTGAGCATGCAGCTCACCGTGACCTTGGGTTCTGGCGTGAGTATTTCGAGAGCGTGAAGGCCTCTCCGTTTCTGATGGGCAAGGTTCCAGGCCGCAATGGCGCAAAGCCGTTCCGGGCCACCTTCGACTGGCTGATTGCTCCCTCCAACTTCGTCAAGGTTGTGGAGGGCAATTACCATGCGTGATCCCTACAGCCTCGAAGCCGAGCATGGGGTTCTTGGCGCGATGATGCAGCGTCCAGAGCTAATCGACGTTCTTGCCGATGAGCTGACCCCGGAGTCGTTCTACTTCGCAGACAACGCTGAAGTATTCCGGGCGATCATGGCGGTACGTTCTGCCAACAAGGCGGTCGACTTCCTGACCGTGGCTGAGCAGCTTGGAGCGCTTCCTAGCGAGACCCCGGCACTGGCTTACTGCTGCGAGATCGTGAAGAACACTCCCAGTATTGCCAGCGCCTCGACTTATGCCCGTATCGTCCATGAGCGCGCTGTGGACCGGGCACTGCACGTCGCTGCCCAGGACATTTCCGAGATTGCCAGTTCGAATCAAGAGACCGCCGAAAAGGTCTCTGCTGCTCATGCCGCAATTATGGCGGTGGATGCCGGCGAAA